GCGCTTTTGGTGCTATTGGTTAGGGTTTACCGATGTAGACGATAAGGCTCTAGCGGCATACGCTGAGGCAAGAAATAGATACCGCAACGTTATTAAAGCTGCTAAAGGAGAATAAATGAACGATACAGACTTTGGATTCTCGAATGACTTCGAGGAATTTGTTAATGAGCTAGAAAATAAAGAGCAACCTAGCTGCAACCTAGAAAACCCTGAGGAATGCGAAGCTTGTGGAAGTTAGGGGTCGTCGTTGGAGCGTTAACGCTGACGTCTTGTGGTGCCAAATATCACCTGAAACGTGCGATTGCAAAGGATCCCGCTATTGCCCAAAAGGAAGTAGTAAAACTCGACACAGTAGTAATAACCGAAATAAAAGCCGTTAGAGACACTTTCGTTTTAAAAACGGTGGATACCATTACCGTGACTAAAAACGCTGTTAAAGTGCGTTTAAAACGGTCCTACGATACTATTATGGTAGATGCTGAATGCCTACCTGATACGATAAGGATAGAAAAAGAAATTTTCGTGCCTCAGGTTGTGTATCAGGAAAAAACCCCTACCTTTGGAGTATATAAACTTATATTAGTTTTAATTATATTATTATTAATATTAAGTTTAATAGCTTACATCAGTAAGCTATTTAAGACAAACTAACTAAATGGGGATAGTAGACACGCTTTTAGCTATTGATACTTCAATTCACGCTAATTTTAACGACTCTACGGCAACAGCCGAGCAAAAGGAAAACATAAGAAGTATAAGTCGACATATCTACAAGCTCATAGGCAAGTACGATATAGAGAAAAGCGAGAGGTTACTCGATGCAATGGACTAATGAAATTGAAATTACCCTTGGTAAAGTACCTTCGCTCAATGCTTTTTACTCGTCTCGACATTGGTCGTACCGCAAACAGCAAAAGGATAAGTGGAAAAGAGAAATTGAGCAAGAACTTAACCGCTTCGATGTTGTTTCTTATCGAGCTGCTAAAATTCATATTAGGTGCAATTACCGTTATGATCTCGATAATTCTATTATGGTGTCAAAATTTACTTGTGATAGTTTGGTCGATCTTGGATTTCTGCCTAATGACTCCCCTAAGTATATTGGAGAGGTTAAACTCGTATTTGATAGCTCGCTTACAAAAGATACTGCAATAGTAAAAATATATCTACGTTAGTTTCCCTTTGTAGATAGTTGGTTAGATTGCCCCACTTCGGTGGGGCTTTCTTTTTTATTCACTTTTTTTTGTGAATTACTAAAGTTTTTATATTATTGCTATGTCTAACCAACTAAAATTACAAATGAAAGACCAACTATTAGAGCTTTACGAAGCTAGAATCGATGCGCTCGAACTCGAGCTAGAACTTACCCGCTTATGGATCTACCGACACACGGAGGTACACAGCGCTTGGAGTTCAAACTTTACTCAGGATTGTATAAATGCTTACATTAGTGAGCAGAAAAGCGAAGCCGAATGAGACTGTCGGCAGAGATCATTGAAATAATGGTCGCAGATAGTGGCGCGCTTTCCGTTTGGCATTTGCTAACCGATCAGGGCTTTCAAGAGGAAGCCAACTACGTAGAAAAAAAATACTTTGAAATTTAATTTAGCTATATATGAAAACAGCAACCATTAAGGACGTAATGTTCGAAACAACTTGGAACGACTTCAAGATCTATAAACTCCATTTAGATAATGGGCAGTCGGGGAGTATCCTAACTAAGACTTGGGAACCGCAATCGGGGGAGGAGTTTACCTACACATACGACGTAGAGAAGTCTCGATTTAAGAGGGTAAACCCTAACGCCAATTACTCGGGAGGTAATAGCTCGTATAAGCCTTCAGGGGGTGGAGTTTCTAAGGACAAATTAATTGTACGTCAGGTGGCACTAAAAGCCGCAGTCGATTTCTCTAATGGTATGAATCTAAAAGCCTCGCAGGTATTGCAGGTGGCAGAGATCTTTAACGATTGGGTACACCAACAGCCTAAGGTAGAAGAGCAACAGCCTACACCTGCACCTGCTGCCGCAAGAGAGCAAGAGGACGACCTACCGTTCTAAATTAATTTAAAGAGGTCGGGAAAATAACCCGACCTTTTTTTATATTACGGTATGGAAGATTTAGAAAGATTTTTACAAGAGTCGCTTTGGCGAAAAGATATGGCTTACAAAGAACTCGCATCGGATTACTTCCGATTACAGATAGAGTATAGCGAGATGCGTGAGCAGTATGAAATGATGTTAAGACGACTCGAGTTATTAGACGAGGGAAACGACAATGAAGAATACGATTAATTTTAGCAAATTACACGAAGATTTATTAGCAGTAAGAGAAGGAAGGGTAAAGGAAGGATATAAGTTCGGCCACGAGGCGATAGATCAGTTCCTAAGATTCAAGCCCAAAAACTTTAACATAATACTAGGTCACGCCAACACGGGGAAAACTAGCCTAACGATTTACTTAATGTTATTGCTTTCTATGAAGCACGGCATTAAGTGGTTGATATACTCAAGCGAGAACGAGCCGTATAGTATTATGAAAAAACTGTTGGAATACTACAACGGCCAAGTGCTTGAGAAGATGTCGATGACGACATTTGAAACTAGCCTAATGTACTTGCAGCAGTTTTTTACGATAATGGACATTAGCGAACTGTTGACTTACAAATCGCTATTGGAAAGAGCGCAGGAGATTCACGACGAATGGCCGTATCAGGGCTTTCTTATAGATCCTTATAACTCCCTAGCAAAAGATAAGGAAGCTTTATCGGGATTAACGGGCCACGACTACGACTATCTAGCAGCTTCACAGATGCGACAATTTTGCTCTAAGAATAACGTAAGCGTTTGGTTGAACACCCACGCAGTTACTGAAGCCCTGAGAAGAGTAAATAAGAAAGGACAGATATACGAGGGCTTCCCTTCTCCACCTATGGCGGCAGACTCTGAGGGTGGGGGTAAGTGGGTTAACCGTGCTTCGGATTTTATGGTAATACATCGTTACTCGCAGCACCCTACGGATTGGATGTACTCGCACCTGCACGTTAGGAAGGTAAAGGAGATGGAGACGGGAGGAAGGCCTACACCTATGGACGAGCCTATCGTATTGCGTAGCCTAGTAGGAAACGTAGGGTTTACTATTGGTGGGGTTGACTTGGTTAAGCAGCTACGAGGAAAGGAGGAGCAGCTAACAATATGAGCCGACAATTTGAAACTAAGAGCGACAGAGACTACCAACGCCGTGCTGTTGAGTTACTCGTAGGGGAAAGGCCTCTGCGTATTGTAGATCAGGGAGCGTTAGCAAAAGCCGATTACACGATATATGACGGAGGCAAGGCTTTAGCTGTTGTAGAGATAAAAGGAGTAAGGAAGGTAAGCTCGGTATCGGATACCCACCGCCCTTTAGTAGGTCTTAGGAAGTTAGTAGATGTGCAGGAGTTTGCAAGGCAAGCAAGAATCGAAAACGTTGTGTTTGTTTGGGCGTACTCTGACGGCATTAAATACTGCACCCTAAAGGAACTAAAGGGCGAGATATACTACGGAGGAAGGAAGCCCCGAGAAGGCTCTTCTAATGATCTCGAGCTAATGTTCAGGGATACGCATACTAAATGGAATATAAAAACCTTTAACACCAAAGAGAAATGATAGATCTTAAATGGGTAATTACTATAATCGCTTACGGCCTTGCTGTTTTTTATGCCTTATGGGTAGCATCTAAAAGGGAGAAATGAAAACAATTAATCAACTAGACCTTTTCTCAGGAATCGGTGGCTTCCACTTAGGCTTTGAGAAAGCAGGATACAAAGTAAAAAGCTACTTCTCCGAAGTAGACAAACACGCAATAGCAGTATATAAACACAAATTTAAGAACGCAGAGTATGTCGGATCAGTTACAGATGTTCGAGGAGCAGACCTACCAAGAATCGACCTTATCACCTTTGGAAGCCCTTGCCAAGATTTTAGTATTAGTGGAAAACGTAAAGGGATGGCAGGAGAGCGAAGCAGCCTTATCCTTGAAGCCATTCGACTTATTAGGGAATGCAGACCAAGAGTTTTTGTGTGGGAAAATGTTAAGGGGACATTCTCCTCAAACAATGGCGAAGATTTTGCGGCAATCCTCCAAGCCTTTGCCAACATTGGGGGTTATCGACTTGAATGGCAACTGCTTAATACATCGTGGTTTCTACCCCAAAACCGAGAGCGGATATACCTTGTCGGATATTCTACAACCCCCTCACGAAATTGGAGAGGAGTTTTTCCTATCAAAGAGGAGCGTAGAGCGACTTACAATAGAGATGGATGGGACAACCAAACCGCTCATACCATCACAGCAAGATATTTCGCCTCAACATCACAAGGGTCGTACATTGGTGAGCGTAACGAAATTCTCAAAGTAAAATCAGCCACTAAAGCAGGATATGAAGTAGCAGCAGAAGGAGATAGTATAAACCTATCAAACCCTAACAGCGAGACTCGTAGAGGCAGAGTAGGAAAGGGCAAAGCCCAAACACTAGAGACCTCTTGCAATCAAGCAGCTGTACAAGGCTACCGCATTCGCAGACTTACTCCAATAGAGTGCGAGAGGTTACAGGGATTCCCTGACAACCATACCGAATACGGGAACTATGATGGGGAGGTAAAGAAGATGAGCAACACGCAACGCTATAAGCAATGCGGTAATGCAGTCACCGTAGATGTAGTACAGGCGGTAGCCGAAAAGATAAAGCCGTTGTTCAAATGAAAAAGCACACTAAAATATATTTAGACTATTTTAACTACGGCATTCAGGACTTTATACCGTGTGAGGTGTGCGGAGCTAAAGCTGTGGACATACATCATATCGAGGCACGAGGTATGGGGGGCGCGAAAAATGCCGACACGA